ATGGAAGAATGGAATGATAATCAGCGGGTGTCTATACGGTATGTTTATCAATTCGACCGGGCTTTCTGTGTTCGTTTTCTGGACTATGTCTATATTGAACGGGAAAATTCGCCACGCACACGCAACAATTATTTGGCTTTCCTTCGGTCATTCAGCGCCTTTTTGGTGCAACATCTGTATATCAAAGAAAAACCGACGGATGGGTTGGTCAGTATTGGCAAGGCATTGCTCAAGAAAGAACGCAAGGTTATTGCCGTGGATGATATGCAACGCCTGCATGATTGGCTCCAAGAGAATAACCGCCACTTCCTTTTGGTTTGCTACTTTCTGCACTACATGCTTATCCGTCCGAAGGAGATTGCCAAACTCCGGCTGCGTGATATATCCGTCAGTAAACAGACGGTCTATATTGACGATACAATCTCGAAAAACAAGCGCTCGGCATGTGTCACTATACCCCAGAAAATTATCGAGTTGATGGTCGAACTTGGATATTTTGACGCTCCGGGTACTTACTATATATTTTCCAAGGATTTCAGACCGGGGCCGGAATGGGTAAACGAAAAGACTTACCGCGACTTTTGGAGCCGGAAAATCCGTCCTGCTCTCCGCTTTCCCAAAGAATACAAATTTTATAGTCTGAAGGATACCGGAATTACCGCGATGCTCCGTGCTGGGTATGATACCCTTTCGGTTAAAGAACAGGCGCGGCACTCGTCTTTATTGATGACTGATGTATATACACCGCAGGATATTCGGGATGCAAATCCGCTCTTATTGAACTATCAAGGGGTTTTGTAGCAAAATCCCCACCGATTGTCGGTGGGGATTCGTATGTTCAGGGAAAAAATTTCCCTGAACATCATTTGAAATATTTGTTCTTGAGTGCGACCAGCTTATCCCAATAGGTGACAATCAAGCCGTCCATGTGATAGTGGTATTCCCCGGCATAGTTGGGCACGCCTCCGAGCCGATTTGCCGACCTTTCGGTGTAAAAGTGGTAGTAATTCGCCGCGCGGCAGAAAAGGTTGTGCAGGCCGCTCGGAATCGCGAATACGGGCAACCATAGCCAGCCCCAGCGCCGCGACTGTCGGACGTGGCCGAACTCATGGTCGTAGACCGGTTCCCGGTCGATGTTCCCCGGCGCGATAAAGACGTACCGCCCAAGCGTCATGCCTCCCCGGACATGCTTCGTCGCATAGAACACGGCCCCGCGTTGCTCGGTGATTTTCACGCGGTCGAAACAGAATGCCAAGTACGCAAGGCCGATCAGGTTCTGCGGGAGCTGCCACATGAAGAGTAGTACCGCCCATGTTGTTTTCAGAAATTTCTTCATCGGTTTCGTTTTTTAAGTTCGATATAATCAGTGTATACGATTCGCGTATGCGGGTTCGACGACATGACCTCCTGCCGTATCGCTTTGGTTCCCCAGCGGATGAAGAGGAAGCGCCGCGGCACCCGGTGTACGACCTGCCGGAGGGTATCGATGCTCTCGACGCGGCATGCGACCGAGTCGCGCTTGATCAACCCCTCGACCGTCACCCACGGATCGCGCCAGCGAAATGTCCGCATCGAGTCGATAATGACCGCCCCGGCCGGGGTCTCCCGGACGATGGCTGTGTCCCGGAGCTTCGCCCGCAGCTCTACGACGGTCGCCGTCGCGGTCTTGGCCGTGGATTCTACCCGGCGGAGCTTGATGCCGAGGTCGCGGATGCTCTCGGCATCTGCCGCCCGGAGCCGTTCCAGCTCCGAGACGCGGAGATTCAGCACCATGTTCGACGCAGCGGCCTTGCCTGCCTTTGTCCGGTAGATTTCGACATCGGACATCAGCGCGGTCTGGTTCGACTCCAACCGACGGCGTTCGCGTTTTTCCGAGCGGAGCCGCGCACTCTGCACCCACAACAGGCCGCCCGCTATAATCAGGGCTATGAGCAGGAAGCGTTTCATGCCTTTTCGAGCGTTTTGGAGATTTTGAGAATCAGACCCGCATAATCCGCCGGCTTGGCTGTACAGTAGCCGCAGGCTGCAACCCGGTAGGCGAACTGGTACACGTCGTCCTTGTACGGCATCGCGGGGGCATAGCGTTCGGTCAGCAGAATTCGGGAGTGGTCGGTCAGACACTCCCTGACAGACGTATAATCTCGGAAGGCGCGATCCACGACATATTTGTAGCGCCCGTCCGGCATCCGCGTAATGGAGTGTACTTTGGGGAATCGGTGGCCCTGCTTGTCGTCGTCGAAATACTCGAACGTCCGCACGTATTTCACCGCCCCGCGCCACTTCTTCGTGGCGGTTATGCCGAACAGGTTGTGCCCGATGGCGGACTTCCCCCAGCCAGTTTCGAGCGCGGCCTGCGCGGCCACGAAGAGCGGGTTCAGCCCGGTTTCCTCGCAGGAGGCCGCGATGTCCGGCCAGTAGGTTTTCTTAAATTCTTTCGGTGTCATGATCTTGGTCGCCTTTATAATTTTATATGCCGCGGTCTTCCTATTCGTCCTTTTACATTGATCACGAGCGCCTCGCGGCCACCAGCTGCCGAGATAATTTTCGCTCCTTTTACAATATCCGGGATATTGATTGCCGAGCCGACCTGATAGCCGTCGCACATCAGGAGATAAGTGGCGGCAAAACCGTCTTCTGTTTCCACTTTCTCAAGGGTGTAATTTGCTTTCATGGTAGTATGGTGTTTGAGTGGTTTTTACTCTTCGTCGTAAATATCCGGGTTCGGCATGAATTCGGGGCCGGGGGCTTGCTCGCTTCTGGCCGGGCCGCGGGGGCTGCCGGACTGCCGACCTGCCCTCTCCATGTACTCCAGCACCGCGGCCACGATGCCCTGCGTCTCCCGGTTCTTCAACGCCGAACCCAGCGCGGCCGCCGCATCCGCAATCTTGGCCTTTTCTTTATCCTCGGACTTCTCATATACGCTTTTCAGCTCGATGAAGCCGATGAACATGGCCCCCAATACCGTCAGAATCGGAATCAGCGGCAGGCGGCTCCCGGTCTGCTCGTTGATCTGCCATACGGTCAGCATCTGCACCGCGTCGATGGCCGTTACCACGAAAATCAGGTTGAAATACTTGGCGATCTTCTCGACGGTCTTGCGGTAGCCGAGCGATGAGCGCAGCTCCCCGCGTTTGCGGGCTTTCCGGATGCCTGCCCATAGGTCGAGGAAAATCACGAACAGTACGAGCAGGTAAACAATCGTGAGAATGATGAGCTGCGGACGTATCGCCGCGAAAATATGGTCTATCATAGTTCAGAAATTTCAAAAAAAGTGACGAGTAAGGTTAAGTAAATCCCCAGTGAATGAGTCATAATACAACCATCTCCCGCAAAGGAATATTTGTTATCGGTCACACCCCGTCAAAAAAGTTATACATGTACTATCGTTGCTGTTTCATCGTAGTTTCGGGCTATTACTCTGAAATAGGCGCGTGCCCCCTCGGTTCGGTATTGAGGATTACCCGTAAACAATACAACTCCACCGTAAAATGAAACCTGCATTCTGCGCTTTCCGGAAGGCTCCAGCTTTCCGCCGCGGTCGCCTATATTGGTGCCGCGATGCAGCTCGAATTTCCCCCCCCCACGAAAACGGGGTCGGCAATGCGCACGACCCACCTTTCCAAGAGGTCTGCAACGGAAATTATCGGCATCCAGCCCGCGGCGTTTACCTTCGTTGCGTCGAACGGTACGGGATTGATCCGTACTGACGTCCAGTTTACCTCATCCCGCGAGAAGGAGTCCTGTACGAGCTTGAACCCCGCATTCAGAGGACGGTTTTGTGTCTGCCCGGTTTGAGGATTCCGGCGGTATCGCTTCTTCGCGTTTTTGTAGTGCAGGATGCCCACGAAACATTGCTTCAGAATCGGATTTTTCAAGTCCGTGGCAGGCTTTACGCAGAGCATTCCGCCCTGTACTTTCCACGTAACCGCCGGGACGGCTTCGGCATTCATGGGATAGGGTAATTCCGTCCACTTATTCACTCCGTCCCCGATCTTATGACGACCCGTGTCTGATTCGTAGACGACCTCGCCATCGAGTAGTAAGGGATTGGCCGCTTTGAGCGCCGCTGCCGTATATTTCGGGTGTTGTATTCTTCCAATCATAATTGCATCTGCTTTTCTGCCTGCGTCTTGCATTGCTCCGCGTATTCGAAGTATGCTGCGAACTCGTCCGGCTTGGTGTCGCGCTGGCGGAGAATCGCCAGTTCATCGGCGATCGAGTACTGCTCGCGGATCAGCGTCTGCACTCGTTCCTCATAGGTCATAACCGGGGATGTTTCGACACATTCTGTCAGAACGGGGCGGCCTTGCTCGTCCTCGGTTATCATCTTACCAGCATTCTGCCCGTCGATCAGTTCCTCGAACCTCTCGTTGGTGATCTCTATGGCTCCCTCGATGGGGGTTTCGTAAAATCCTTGCTTCCAGTATTTCATAGCTTCCTGTATTTTATTTCCAGCGTCCGATCACCAGCCAATGGACGGTTTCGGTAGAGGATGCGAGACCTCCGTTCTTGTCGGTGAGGTTCGCCCAGCGCGATTGGTAGCGTAAATATTGGGCGGTCAGTTCCACATACGACGCGGCTGTGATAACGTTGCCGTTGCCGTAATAAGCCGTCAGAAAGCATCCGAACGGCTTTGCGATGAATGCAGGACTGAAATAGTACTGATACGCCCCGCCGGGGGATATCCCCCATTGAAACATCAGCCCGTCCGGTGCTTTGTAGTAACCGTTGGATGAGAGCGCTTTTGTCAGCGTTACGTTCGACAGGTCTTTGGCGGCCTTATCGCCCCACGTCTTTTTCTCGCTGTCGGTCACGAAACGGTGCGTTGCGTCCGTAGTGATCTGTGAAGCGTGAATACTGCCTGCCATTTCACCATCCGACTCGTAGGGGAGAGACTTCCATGCGGTAACACCGTCGCCGATTTTCCGCCTGCGTGTGTCGGATTCGTACACGACTTCGCCTTTGAGAAGCACCGGATTTGCGGCGGGCCGCGCGGGGTGCGGGGGAAAAAGCCCCGCCCGCCCGGCGAAAGGCACAGCCCCAGCCGCCGCAGAGATATTGGCATACACCTCATAAAGCACAGGCAATATCACCGCACCGCTCAGCCC